CAGACCATCAACAGTAAATGTTAAGTCTATCGGTACATCTTATGGATATTCAGTACAGGACATGAGATCAAGCCGTATGGCAGGTAAGTCACTTGATACACGTAGAGCAGAGGCGGCAAGATATGCAACAGACAGAAAGACAAATGTTATTGCATTTGCAGGTGACAAGGACCATAACATCATGGGAGTATTGTCTACAGGAAACAATATCCCACTCTTTACCCTCAGTGAGGTAGCAGTAGGTGGAACAAATTATACTGATTTCAAGCATAAGACGGCCTCACAGATATTAGATGATATCAACGGCATGTTTGCTTATCAGTCTAAGATTACAAAGGGTGTAGAGAGAGCCGATACTCTCATGTTGCCTCATAGTGTATTTATTGATATTTCTACACGTCAGATTCCAAACACAGGCTACACGGTTCTTAGATTCTTGAAGGAGAATGCACCGTACCTTAAGAATATTATTGCAGCACCGGAATTAGAGGCAGATTCAGATGAGACTAACCCATATAAGAAGGGAGTAATGTTCCTCTTTACAAATTCCGAGGAGAAGATGTCACTTGAAGTTCCAATGCCATACTATCAGTATCCATTGCAGAATAGAAATCTTGAAGTGATTGTACCTTGCGAGGAAAGAGTTGCAGGTATGATGATTTACTATCCATTGTCTGCATTAATAGCGGTGGGAGCATAAATAGAAGGAGAAACGTATGGCAGTAAAGTTAAAGAATATTTCGGAAAAAATAATAGGTGTAGGTGATGTTATCATCCTTCCGGAAGAGACAAAGGAAGTACCGGCAGTGTTTGAAAGAAGCCCTATCCTTGAAATTTACAAGGAAATGGGGCTTGTTACAATGTCTGGAAAGCCTACATCGGAAGTGGTTGTGACTGAAACGACAGAAGCAGAAGGAATGTCAGATGCAGACAAGAAAACTAAGTTGGATAGCCTTAAGGATGCATCAGATGAGGATGCAGCATCCTTAGCAAAAGAGCTTGGAATCAATCCGGCAGACTGTAAAGACTTAGCGGATGTACGTAAGAAGGTAAAGGCAGCTCTTAGCAAGTAACCTTTTAAAGGAGTCTATATATGAACGCCTTGGAAATATTCAGGATGGTTGCTACCGAGTTTGGCAACCTTCCTGATGATGATGTAGTCAATGACGGTAAAGTTACACAATATGGTGTTAAATCTTTTATAAAGTTGTATTCGGACCAGATAAGCGAAAAAAGGTTCGGAGCATCATATCAAAAGGCATTGGCGTATTTGACAGCACATAAACTTAAAATGAACGGATATGGGGATACAGGAACAGGTAGTATTGCAGATTCCTTGAGGGTAGGGTCTTACTCAGAAGGAGAAACATCAATCAGTTATACAACTGGACAGCAAACAAATTTACAGGTTGATGCAGAGTATGCATTAACTGTATATGGCTTGGAGTTCTTGACATTGCGTAGAAATGCAATTATTCCTATCGTATCAGCAGGAGAAGCTATATGAGTGCTAATGTGAGAGATACAGTTACACCTGATGGAAGAAGATTGGAGAGAATGCTTAGAGAACTAGGCTCTTTGCAAGTTCGTGTCGGCTTTCAGCAAGGTGGAGCTACAGAAGATGACGGGACAGACATTTGTGATATTGCCATGTGGAATGAATTAGGGACAGAGCGTGCACCGGCTCGTCCCTTTTTGCGTATGAGTGTAGATGAAAATGAGGACAAGATAAAGAATTTCTTGAAGAGTAAGAAAGCAGATATAGTAGGTGGTGCATCAGCTGAACAGGTATTAAAAGAGATTGGTATTTTTCAAAAAGACCTAATACAGGAGAAAATTACTAATGGAAGTTTTGTACCCAATTCGGCATATACTATTGCAAAAAAAGGTTCTTCTAAACCACTCATTGACACAGGTAGAATGAGACAGTCTGTTAATTATGTAATTAAAGAGAAGGGAAGTGGTGACTAATAAATTTTCTTAAGAAGAGATACACACTGAGACGCTATTTAAAGCCTAAATTTGATAAAGGGTATTATTCTATACCCTACAACGATTTAACGCTGCTAATGGACATACAGACGTTAGAGAACAAGGTAGATACCACACCTGATGGAAGAGATTCAATACAGAGACTTAAAGTATTCTGTGACTTAGAAATTTTAGCTGAAGATCAAAGCAAACAGCAAAAAGCTGACAGAGTATTTTTTCAAGGCAAATGGTTTGAGTGCCAAACAAGTAGACTCAGTGAAAACACACCACTTAGGCACTATACAGCTACATTTGTTCAATGTTTGGATGAAGAAGAACCTATTGTGGAGGGATAATGTATGACCTTGGAATATGTTAAGTCGATGATATATGACATTACAGCTGAATTTTTTTGTGGTGCTAAAGTAATATGGGCAGAACAGATTAATACAAAGCCGGAAACTCCATACATAACACTAAAACTAGGGGGAATAAGGAAGACATTGTTTCCAATAGTAGACGGAGATGAGAGAGCGTATAGCTGTAGTACTACACTTGAAATAAATCTATATACAAAAGGAAAAGCAATATCAGTAGCCGGATGTGTCACAGGAAATTATATAAATACAGCTACAAGTGATTTGTTTGATTACTTTAGTTTTATAGAGTCTGATGTGATAGTAGATAAGTTAGCAACATATGGATTGGACATAACATTAGAGCCACCTATAAGAGATTTAACTGCATTACAGAATGATAGTAAGTATAGGTATAGGGCTATGGCAGAGGCTACAGTATCATTTACACAGTATACAAATGGTCCATATGGTGTTGGTGGAAGAACGCTACCAAATGCATCAGGAGGAGGAACAGCTGAAATATCAAAGGCTAGAACAGATATTATAGAAGAAGCAGATATTAAAGATACTAATTATGAAGGAGGAAATCAATAGTGAAGAATAATCTATTAGATGACATTATCAAATGCAATATAGAGATTTCAAACCCCACTACAAGTGATGTTTCATTTGACAAGATATTAATTGTAGTAGAAAAAGCCAGTGCCTCGTCAAGAAAGCAGATGACAGAAACTGTAATTGAGATATCTAATGCAGACGAGCTATTGGAATATGGATATAAGACTACAGAGGCAGCTTATATAGCTGCAAGTGTATGTTTTTCACAAAATCCATCACCGAGTAGAATTTTTGTTTGTCTTAGAAAAAAGACAGATGCATTGAATGAAGACTTGAAGGCTACGCTTGATAGAGCAAGTTCGCAGGTAGGATTTTACGGATTCCATATTACCGGATTTAAGGATAAGGCAGATATTGATAAAGCTGCAGATTGGGCAGAAGCAAACAATAAGTTGTTTGGGTTTGAGTATGACAACATAGATACTATTCCAATTACGAAGACCAATTATTATAGGACATTTGCTATATATTCTGGTCTTGCAGACGGTTTTGATGCCGGAAATCAGCCTAAAGAAAATGGATACGCCGCATTAGCATTGATGGCAAAGTGTTTTTCATACAATCCAGGAACCGAAACATGGCATTTAAAGGCATTGAATAGCGTATATCCATCGTTGCTTACTAATGAACAGAAAAGAAACTTAGAGGGAAAGCATGTTGGAATGGTATTGAGGTATGCAGGTTCTAATTTCAATATCGGTGGAGCAACGTTGAGTGGAGAATGGATTGATGTAATAAGATTCATAGATTGGCTGAAGAATGAAATGCAGGTCAATGTATTTAAGTTGTTTAAAGATAACAAGAAGATTCCATTCAATGACAATGGTATAAATCTTGTTCTTTGTAAAATTGAGGAAACACTCAAGAAGGCACAGGATATTGGCGGTATTTCACTCACGGAGTTTGATGCTGATGGAAATGCTATTCCGGCTTATCATGTCAATGTTCCAAGGTCATCTGAAATAACAGAAGAGGTTAGGAAATCAAGAAAGCTATCTAACTGTACATGGTCTGCTAGGGTTGCAGGGGCAATACATGCAGTAGAGATAGAAGGATATGTGACATTCTAATTGAAAGGAGAATACTATGGCAAAAGTAACTACATACAATCCACGTAAGGTAACATGTGCCCTTGGCAGACACATTGTAAGTGGATTTGCTGATGATAGTTTTATAAGTGTTGAGTCTGATGGAGATGGCACATCTTATGTAGTAGGTGCAGATGGGGAGGTGGCAAGAAGTATAGATCCTTCCAGAATGTACAAAGTAAAGATTGCATTGTTGCAGTCATCATCTACAAATGATTTCTTGCAGGATATGTATGATAAGGACCAGCTGAATGGAAACGGAACATTCGCTGTTTCTATCAATGATATTATCGGTGAAGAAAGATTTGTTGGTGCTGTAGCATGGGTAACAAAGCCGGCTACATGGGCAAGAGGAAAAGCACAAAGCAATAGAGAGTGGGAAATAGTTGTTGGTGAAGGTGAATTTAAGTAAGGAGATTGATATATGGCTTTAAAGCAAATGGAGGCACAAAAGGTAAATATAGGTGATAACACATTTTACATTAAGCCATTTCCTGCATTTAAAGCAGCCAATATTACAGGGGATTTAGCATCGGTCTTGTCCCCTTTAATTGGTGTTATTGCACCGTTGGTTGGTAATGGGGATTTAATGGATATAGATGTAAATAAAGCAGCAGAGGCATTATCAGGCTCAACTGCAATCAATGGTGATAAGCTGGAATCTCTTATGAGTAAGTTATTGCTTGGAGAAAATATTGTAATTGAGTATGAAGACGATGACGGCAAAACACATCAGGAAAAGCTTAATAGAGATTTAGCAGATGAGGTATTCTGTGGAAATGTACAGGATATGTTTGTGCTATGTGTTTATGTTATAAAGCTAAATTTTAATGGTTTTTTCGAGAGATTAGCCACCCTATCTGGGAAAGCCGAACCGGTGGCTATCAAGAAACCGAGGAAGAAATTGTAAAGTTCGGCAAATTTGATTATTCACAGTTTGGTGAGTTAGAGCTTAGAGGTTATGTATTGATAAGAGCAGGCATTGTATCAATGACAGAACTAAAAGAAGTTTACACACTTGACGAAATGCTAAAATTATATTCCTTATATTCTATGCAATTAGATATTGAAAGAGGGAGAGCCGAAGAGATTGAGAGGAGGACTTAAATGACAATTAGGGATATATCCGTTGCCTTTGGATTTGAAGTAGACTCAGCTTCTCAGCAACAGGCAGAAAGTAGTATTAAATCACTTAAGGATATGGCTACAAAACTCTTAGGAACTATATTCATTGCTTTTTCTATTAACTCATTAGGCTCTTTTGTATCTGATTGTATTGAAGCAGCATCTAATGTTGAGGAGATGGAAAATAAGTTCAATGTTGTATTTGGAGATATGGCTACCGAGATGGATAATTGGGCAACTCAGTTTGCTGATTCGGTTGGTAGAAATAAAAATGCAATTAAGGCCTATTTAGCAGACCAGCAGAATCTACTTGTCGGTTTTGGAATGACCAGAGAAGAAGGAGCAAATTTATCTAAGGAGATGACCTCTTTAGCCTTAGATATTGCTTCTTTTTCTAATCAAGATGAGGATGTAGCAGTTGAAGCCATGACAAAGGCTGTAATGGGAGAAAGTGAAGCTGCAAAGACATTAGGTGCAGTATTAAATGATGTAACTAGAGCAGAGACAATGAAAGCACTTGGCATGGAAGGAAGCTATGAAAAGCTGTCTCAGCTTGATAAGATGCAGGTAAACTATAATGCTATTTTAAGACAGTCACCTGATGCAGTAGGTGATTGTGTAAGAAGTATGGGTTCTTATGAGTCATCTATGAGGTCTTTAAAATCAGCACAAGAAGAGTTTAAAGAGTTCATTGGTGGACAGTTACTTCCTGTAATGGCAGTATTTGTTCAGTGGGTCACTAAAGGCGTAAAGGCTGCAACAAAATTTGCAAAGGCTATATTGTTAGATGCTGAAGGAAATAACCGTATTCTAAAAACATTTGATAAAATACATAGCATTGTAAAAATACTACAGCCGGCTATTGATAGATTTACATCATCTATGAGAGGTGGAATTGATAGAGTCATAGGAGTTGTAGGTACTATAGTAAATAGGCTTGGAGGCATGGAAAATGCTATTAAGTTATTATCTATAATAGCAGGAGCATTTTTAATAGCTATGAACTGGGGAAAAGTAATAAAAGGTGCTAAAGCGTTTATCAAATTGATACAAGGAATTGGTAAGTTCTTTGGGGCATCAAGTCTACAAGTCTTAGGTGTCATTGCCGTTATAGTAGTCCTCGCACTTATTGTTGAGGACTTTATTCAGTTTATGCTTGGAAATGATTCTGTCATAGGAGAAATCTTTAAGAATGCAGGTATAGATGTAGATGAAGCAAGGCAGAATATAATCAATGCTTTCGGAAAGGTGAAAGAGTTTTTATTTAACATATTCGATACCATAAAAGAAGCAGTCGGAATGTTTATAGATACTGTTAAAGGTTTCTTTGAAAAGCATGGTGAAGAGATATACGCTACATTTGAACGATACTGGAATCTGGTTATGGATTACCTTGGTGGTATATTTACTTTTATCTCACAGCTCATAAGCACAATATTTGGTGACAGTAGTGATGATATTGCTGATTCGCAGGAAAGTTCGTCAAATACTATATTAAGCACATGGCAAAAGATATTAGACTTCTTATCAATTGTATTTGATAGGTTATTTACAATAGTGAATACATCTATAAATATTATATTGACAATTATAGAGATTGTTTTTGGACTTATAAAGACATTTTGGGATAACTGGGGAAGTACGGTATTAGCAGGATTTAAAATAATATTTGATGGACTGAAAATTGTTATAGATGGTTTTATGCAAGTACTGAACGGCATTCTAAACTTTCTTACATCAGTATTTCAAGGCAATTGGAGTGGAGCATGGCAAGCTATAAAAGAAATTTTCTCAGGATTATGGGATATGATAATCGGAATAATTCATGCAGCAACAGGAGCTTTATACACCGTAATTGC